GTAAGTCACCCCGCCTCGCTGCAGCCAGGTCAGCTTGATGCTCCCCGCTGAGGGCGTCATCGTGGCGGCCCCCCCCCCCCCCCCCCCCCCAGCCGGTCCCGCATGGTCTGGGTGAGGGAGTTCTTCGGGACCTCCACGTCATCGGCCACAATGTGGGTCGCCCGGCCCCCGGTGATCTGCCCGGTGATACCGATGGAGCGAACCGAGGGGGCCTGGTGGGGATCCGAGGGGCCCACGTCGAAGGCGATGTTGGAGTCCCGCTGGCCATCCCGGGGTTTCAGGTGGGTCAGGAAGGGGACCTCCTCGATCAGCCTCTTGCAGAAGATCGAGAAGGAGTCAGCCCGGTCCTTGCTGGCCGAGACCACGAGGATGCGCTCGTTGGGGTTACAGTACAGCAACCACAGCACGAAGGCGGCCGTGATCCACGATTTGCCCACCCCCCGGAAAGCCTCGATGATGGACCTCTTGGGGCCATGCTGGAGATACCGGGCGATGTCGTACTGGACCGGGGTGGGGTCCGGGAGGTTCAGGTGCCGCCAGATCAGGAAGAGGAAGTTCCTGAAATCGCGCTTTAGCGGGTCATCACTCGATTGGACGAGCAAAGGTGCCGCCGGCTTGCTAGGCGGGGCTACAGCAGGCGATTGGACCTCCGGTAAGGGGGTAGGTGCTTCAACCCCCTTTTTCTTCCTAGGGGCCCTTTTAGGGGCCTTCCCGTCGATTGCACTCATTTAGTGCGCGGTGGGTTGGTCGGAGTCCGCACCATCGGTGAACGGCAGGGGAGCCAGCAGGTTCTTGGCCAGGTTCTGGACAGGTCCCTTCAGGGGGCCCTCGATGGAGTTGTCCTTGAGGAACTGCCGGGCCACGTTCAGGGCGGCCGCGTTCAGCTTGTGGCCCACCACTTCTCCGTCGACCACCACCGGTTCCGGCTGGATGGCCTTGGTGAGGACCCCCGCGAGTTCCCCGTGGAGGGTGTCGAGTGCGTCTTCAGTTGCTCTAGCCATGGCTACGTTTCTCCTTGATGCGTTGGATCAGGTCCTGCACGGTCTTGGTTTCGTAGAGGCGGATCACCGTCCACACGAACGTGAGGATGGCCGTGGCGGCCGGCAGGGCCCCGATGATTGCGGCGACGGTCCCGCTGATGGAGAGGCCGTCGATGAGGTTCTTGGTGTGCTGGTCGATCATGTCGGTAAGCGGATGCGCCAGTAGCAGGCATCCTTGAAGGACCACGGGTCGGACGGTGTGAACATCCGGAATCCGCAGTCGATGAGGGAATTGGCGGAGGCAGGGTTCTGCCTGGTGTCGGTCACCACCCACTTCCAGCCGAGTCTCCGGGCGGCAGCCAGCCGCACTCGGATCAGCCTCTTCTGCAGGCCCTGCCCCCGGTACTCGGGGAGCACGCCGGCCCGGCACAGGTAGCCCGTGTCGTACCACTTGTGGGACTGCTGGACACCGGCAAACCCCGCGAGGTGCTTGCCGTCACGGGCGATCCACCAGTGCCCCCGGGTGGGGAGGTAGGCCTGATCGTCCGGGAAACACTCGGTGTGGGCGTGGCCGATGGCCAGTTGGTTGGCTGGGGTGAGGGGGACCGGTTGTATCCGGACCCCGGAGGACACTACAGGAGGCCTTCCTTCACGGCCGCGCCCCGGCAGTGCCCCGGGGAGACCCAGTCGAGGAACCTGCCCAAGGCGGGGAACCGGCCGGTGCCGCAGTGAGCGGAGATGGTGTACCGGGCGTCGACCCCGAGGAGTCCGGAGCCTGCCCGGTCCATGCCCCCGAGGAGGTTCTTGGTGTAGCGGTAGGGACCGTCGAGCCCGGTGAGGGCCCAGGCTGTGAGCCCCGCGAGGGACACCAAGGGGGCCCCGAGGGAGGCCACCGAGAACGGCAGCCAGAGCACCAGCAGGGACCCGAGGAAGGTGATGAGTCTCTTCATGCCAACTTCTGCCTTTCCGCCCGGATGCGGTCATCGATGCTCTTGAGGGCAACAAAGGCCGGGCTGGTTTGCTGGTTCGCCATGGACATGACGCCCATGTAGAGTTCCCGCAGTGCCCTCGGGGTCAACCGCTGGGACTGCTCCATCTCCAGCATCGCAATAGCCTTGAGGGCTTCGTCCTTTGCGGTTGACACCGGGGCTTCGATCTGCTCGTGCTGCCCTGACTCGGGGATGCCGTCCCCCGAACAGTACGTTGTGCCGTCCGAGCGGCGGAACCAGACCGGCTCCATCCGGGCCGCGCCGGGGATTCCCGTGATTTCCACAGGTTGGTCTTCGGTGTTTTCCATGCTAGTAAGCCCTTTCCACTTCAACGAACGAATCGTTGGGGTAACTTTCAAAGTTGTTTAGGAAGTAGGAACCACCTCCAGGCGTCGCCGCCGAATACCCGCTTGTAAGCTGGTAGATCGTGCTGATGGTGTTGCGGCGAGTTGCCCCCACCCCGGGGAACGTAGTGACGTAAGTCCCTGAGTTGTATCCGCCAAACATTTCGATCTCAGTTCCCACCGGCAGGCCGGTCCCCCTGTCCTGCCGCAGCCGCGTTTTCAGCTTTGCATTGACCCTTGCGGTGCCCATGTTGTGGCTGAACGTGGCATTGGTCGAACTCAGTGAGAAGGCCGCGCTTCGATACCTCCCGTTGTAGGGACGGCACCGGACCACAGACACCGTGGATGCGCCGGTCTCAATCTCAGCCAACACCAGCAGGTTCACCGCAGTCATGCCGGGATTGGTCCCTGCAGCAGTCGATGCGGACGTGACGGCATACATCAAGCCTTCGGCGGGGGAGTACCAGTAGACACCGGCAGCGGGACTGAGGGGGAAACCGGAGGGGGTCTGCACCGCGTTGCCTGTGGAGCACGGTAGGAAGCGGAACTCATCAACGTAACCTGAGATGCCGTTTGAATACGATCCGCTCCAGTACGCTCCCACGGACAACCTAGTAGGGGCGCATACCCGTGCCGATGATGTAATCGTTTTTTCCAAAGTCTCTGCCGTCCATGTCGGAGTGCCTCCCGTGCCTCCGTTGGACAGGTAGACTTTGTAAGTTCCGCCCAGATGGTCAAACACGCATCGAACTCGATACCAAGTGTTGATAGCAAGGGTCGTGGTGCCCGAACCACTTGTGGCGTTAATGTCATATCCAGACCCGGTTGAAGACAACAACAGGTCCAGCTTGCCCCCGTACACCTGACAAAGCGCCCCGTACCCAGAATTATTTACCGCAGTCCAGAGGTAATGCGAAGTTGCCGCAGCCGACATCACGTCAAAATTCACAACGCAACTGACTTCCCAAGAATCCGCAGGGAACGAAGTAAAGTCTGTGGTGTACGCGCACTTTGCGTTGGTGGTGTTTGATGCGCCACCCGAGAGGTTCAGGCTATAACTTCCATACGCGGGTTTGGTGTTGTTGATCACGGCCCCGGTGTTCAACGCCCAGGTCATCCCGTAGTCGTCCAACGGTGCCGCGCCGTTCTGCTCAAAGTGAAGCAAGGACTGCTTGGTGCGGTCGAAGGTCTCACCGTCTTGGTCGGGGATGGATGTGTAGGACCAGGTGACCGTCGATGCGTCAACGTAGGTTGCGGTGGCGAAGACGCTTTGGCTTGCCGGAAGGGAACCGAGAAACCCCGCCACGTCCGCAGTGATCCGGCAGGGGTTGTCCCGCTGACCGTACAGGTTGTAGCCCTGCGCGAAGGTCATGTACAGCGGTGAAGCGGTGGCGACCAGTGCGGGGGCCAGGCCGGTGCCGGTGGTGATGAAGGCCGGGAGTCCGTTTGCATCCCGCGCCCCGGCGACCACGCACTGCCGCTTGTTGGCGTTGCGGGGTGCACCAATCTGCGTGCCGGTGACATTGAACGACTGCGAGAGGAGTTGATACTCGGCAAACGCCGCGCCCGTGGTTGGGGACATGAGGATCGACGGTGCCCCACCTGCGGAGACTGCGAGGTCCGAGGGCGACACCGTAGATTTCACGGCCAGTGCGCCCAGGCCCAAGTTGGTCCTCGCCGCCGCTGCGGTGGTCCCCCCGGTTCCCCCGTTGGCCACTGCAAGGGTCCCTGCCGGCGCAATCGCGGCCGCCGCCAGTTGGCCCATGGTCACCGCATCCTGCGAGTTGACCCCGTTGGCCACATTCTTGATGCGCTTGCTGCCGGCGTCCAGCGTCCCATCGGTGGACCCGAGAAGACCTGCGTCGATCAACTCCTGCGCCACAAAGAAGTTCTGGTCATCCGACCGGTCGAGGTCCGCCGCAAGGAGCACCGTGGCGTCCGCATAGTCGACCAGTCGGGCATCCTTCGGGGTCTCCCGCTGGATCACGATGGTGACCCCGTTGGCCACCACGGAGTTGAACTGGATGCTGCTGCTGGTCAGCCACGTGAATGCCGTGGTGGCCGCCCCGTTCAGGTACGCCTTGACGTGCGTCCGGTCGATGTAGGGGAAGGTAACTGCGTAGGGGCCGGTGATGCCGGTGCCCGTATAGGTCACACTGGAGTAAGGCATGGTCTCACTGTGGGAAAGGAATAGGGCCCACAGCGGGACCTTTCGGACCCACCGTGGGGATTACTACGGACGCTGACCGGGTTCGCCCTTGGGGAGGTCTTCCACAAGGTTGTTGATCAGGTTCCGAATGAGGTATGTGTTGCTACCCGGAAGGAGTCCGTAGAGGGACCTCATCTCCTTCTGGGTGGTCACGGCATCTGACCAAGGGTTTATTGCGCCGCCGACGACCTTCGCTCCCTCCATGGCGCGGGTGGCCATGGTCATGGAAGGGGTCATCAGGAAGTTCCTACTGTCGGTGTTGAAGCTGCCGCCACCGAAGAACGACTTGCCGCCGGTCGCCACCCAGTACCCCGACTCGAAGAGCATGGGGAGCACGCCCGTCATGGACATGCGCTGGATGGCCGCCTTGGCAATGCGGTCGGGCTCGAGGGCCTTCTCGCGCCGCTCCTGGTTGTCGGCGTTGTTCACCGAGGCCTGCACCACGTAGCCCAGCGACTGAGCCACGAGGGAGAGCGTGAACAACTGGAAGGCCTCCCGGTCACGGTAGTACAGGTTCTTGAGGAACTGCTTGCCGTGCGCGACCAGCATGAAGGTGCGCAACTCGGAGAACACCTTCCCGAGGGTGGTGTGCATCCACGGCATGGTCTCACCCACATCGTGGTCCTGAATCGCGTCCCGCACGCGCCGCATGGTGACCAGAGTGAACTGGTCGTAGGACTGCGGGTTGTTCGCCTGCCACGCCTCCCAGTCGATTTCATGCACCGTGCCCTTGCCGTCCACCTTCGCGTACGTCCGGAGGTCCGCAAGGAACGGGTCGATATCCGCCTCGTTCAGGCCGAGGCCCTTGAAGCGTTCGCGGCTCACCCCGGGGCCCCTGCCGTTGGCCATGTCGACCATCTGCTGGATGGCCCACCGGGTGGCGAAGGAGCGGGTGAAGGAGGTGAAGAGTCGGTTGCCCGACACCACGTCGATCCCGTGGGACACGGCATTGCCGGCCTTCTCGATCCGGTTGGTCACCTTGTCCAGCAGGGTGTTGTCCGGGCCACGGCCGTAGGCAAAGTCGGAGTACTCGTTGTCCCGCATGTAGGCCGCCGACATTTCCATGCCGGTGCCGAACATGTGCTGCAGTTGCTGCTGCAGGGTGTCATCGAAGATGGCCCCCTTCCGCGCCTGGCGGATGAGTGCAGCGAGGCTGGGGCTATGGTGCATCACTGCCTGAAGCCCAAACATACCTGCAGCGTTGTTCAACTCGAGGGCCTGAGCCACACCCAACTGACCCAGCAGGGCACCACGGGTGAGCCCACGGAGCCCGACCAGTATCCGGTCGAAGCGGTTGAACGTCTGGTGGGACATGGGGCGTCCCGTGAGGACATCGTAGAGGTCCCTGAGGTGCTGCTCGTTGCGGTTGAAGGACGAGGAGTCCCCGCCGAACAGGGCACCCTGAGTCTCGTGCTCGGTGCGTGCCTCGTTCAGATACCGCTCGAAAGTCGCTGCATCGGGGATTCCCTGCCGCGCCATCCCGGCGTGGCCTGCGAGGGTCCGGACGTAGTTGTCCATGAGGACCCTGATGTCGTTCTCGAAGAAGTCGGTCACCCGCATGGTGCTGCCATCTGGCATCCGGTGTGCAAGCCCCTCCTCGAGGCCCATCCGGCCCCTAAGGTTCGTAGCTTGACCGGCATCGGGTTCCCGGGTCTTCTGCCCCAGCATCACCTCCACGATCAAGTCGGCATCGTCCGGGGTGAGCCCGGCCGCATCCAACTCGTTGCGCAGTCGTTTCATGTCGGGGGACTGCAGGGTCAACTCACGCATAGCCGGGGTGTACTCCAGCCGCATGATGGCCTTCACGAACTGCTCGGCCTTGACCACGTCCCCGCGAAGTTCCGGCGAGGTGAACGAGTTGGCCACCATCTGGAACACGGGACCCTGCCCGTACTTCATGATGGCCTCCTTCAGCTTGTCCTGCCGCCACACCCGGTTGACGTACTTCGGGTCGTGGGTGATGGCCTCGGCCCCCTTCACACCGGCATCCCGCAGTTCCTTGAGGACCATGGAATAGGCCTGATCTGCTGCAGCGGCGGCCGCCTTGACCTGCGCGGCTACCTTCTCGAAGGGAGCACCGGGCTCGATGGGGGACATGTCGCCCCGCTTCACGCGGGACACAGCCTCGTAGAAGTCCTTGTTGTTGGTCTGCTTCTTCCACCACCCCCAGCCTAGTTCGTGAGCCGCGAGGTTGAACTGCTTCTGCATCTCTGCATGCGCGGGGAAGGAGGCCCTGCGGATGATCGACGTGGCCCACTCGGAGGCCGTCCAGCCCTGACTGTTGGTCCCGTCGCCACCCAGCACGTCACGCACCATGCGGTTCACGATGTCCTTGTGGACCTCGTTGGTGCCCTTCATGATGGTGGCCACGTAGTCCAGACGGGCGTTTGCCCATGTGGTCTTCATGGGGGCCCCTTTGGGGACCGAGGGGAGCACCGGGGCGTCCATGGCACGGGACACTGCGGAGAACATGATGTCGGGGCCTGAGAAGTCGCCGTTGTTTCCAATGGCCGACTTGACCTGATCCGAGTGGAACACCACAAACTCCGTGGTGTAGTGGGTGATGTGATCCCCCTCCACCTCCTGCACGATGCGGCCGTCATACCCCAGTGTCTCGAGGGACTCTTGAATGAACTCGTTCCGGCGGCCGCTGATCACCCCAAGTCGCTCGGGGCTGACCACATCCGGCACGTCTTCCGGATCGAACTCATCCCGCCACTTCAGGTACGCCTCTTCAAACCCCGGCATCTTCTCCCGGAGGGTCTGAATCTCGTCCGGGGTGAAGTGGCCGTAGAACGGTTTCTCCATCTTCAGATACACCGGCATGACGTTGGAGCCGGGCTCGTTGATCGAGTAGTCCGAGGCCACGGACGCGGAGCCAAAGTAGTGACCGTTGCCGTGGTACTGGCCACTGACCTCGTTGACCCCCTGCTTGAACTCGGAGAAGTCGAAGGGGGTTCCGTGGTACACGATGAGGGGGCGGCCGTCCTTATCGACAATCTTGCTGCTGCCGAACCACCGCTTGAAGTTCTCGGTCTCGACCTGCCGTTCCCTGAAGGTTTTGGCTGGGGCAGTGCTGTCCACAGCCCCATCCTCCCCCCGCCGCACGGCCGCATCCGCCTGCGTGATGAACTTGGCCAGCTTGCGCCGGAACTGGTTGATGTCGCTGACGTGCTGCGCAAGGAACGGGTCGCTGGGGAGCGCACCCTTGAACCGTGCAAACTGCTTGGGGAACGCTTCGGCCAGCTTCTCAGCGAACTGCTCGAGGAAGTCGAGGAGGTTGGCGATGAACTGGCGGATCATCCCGCCCTCGCGCCGCTGCATCAACTCCTGCAGGCGCGTGTCGGTGACCAGCTTCTCCACCAGGTCAGCAAGGAACTCCTCGTTGATCTTGTCCGGTGTGGGAAGGTCGATCCCCTTCTTGGCGTACTCGGCCTTGAACTTCTCGAAGTACTCCGGTGCGTTCTGGAGCACATTGGCCACGCCTGCCCGGAACTGCTCGTAGCGTGCCGGGTCGGCCTGCCGCAACGAGTGAAAGAACTCGTGCATGGCCACGAACTGCGCCACATGGGGGGCATCGTGGCGGACGAACAGGGTGTCCCCAAGCTGGCGGACGAAGACCCCAGAGGCTAGGTCTTTTCCTGCGGCGTCCCTGAAGTAGACGATTCGCCTGCCGTAGAGTTGAGCAAATCCATCGGCAAGTGCTTGGAGTCCTGCATCAGCGTGAAGCACGGGACGCGCATCGAATGCGGCCTTGCCTCCACGGACCATCCCGTGAACCGTTTTGTTGAGGGCTTCGATGTCACGCGCATCGGCATCAATCGCCTCAATAGGGCGCGGAGTGCTTCCTTGAGTGACTGCATTTGCTCTCTCCTCAGGGGTACGGCCAACGGCCGACAGCAGAGCACCGGAGCCGTTCTCGTCGACGGAGGCGAAGAGTTTAGCCCACTTGGCCTCGGTCTGCTTCTGCTGCTCTGCGGCGGCCTTGACACGGGCCTCGGCTTCCGCCTTGGCCTGCTCCTCCGCCCGGACCCTTTCGCGCTCCTGCACGAGCCCGGCCTTCTCCAGCGCAATCTGCATGGGGGTCTTGGTCGGGAAGTCCTCGGTGGCCACACCGTCCTTCAGCTTGACCCTCACAGGGGTCTCGCCGGGGGAGGTCACATCGAGGTCGAGGTCCTCACCCTGCATCTGGCGGAACAGTTGCTCCTTCTCCGCTTCCACGCGGATGGCCTCAAGTTCCTCGGCCGTGTCCCAGCGTTCCTCGTTGATGGCCCGTTGCTCCTCGGAGATGAGGGCACGCTCGGCCGTATAGTCACGCGACTCACCCAGCCCGGCCTGCTTCTTCTCAAACACGGCCTTCTCGCGCAGCGCACGCTCCTGCATCCGGCGACCGGCCGAGGACAGCGCGGCGAAGGGGGATGCGAAGATGGCCGAGGTGAGCGCGGCGTCGAGCAACTGGTTGGTGTTGTTCTCGTAGTTCGTCTGCTGGCGCACCCGCTCCT